CGTAAACTGAGTCATCGTGAATTGTAGAAGCAGCTAAAGCTCTAACAGATTCAACCATTGACATTTCAACGTAATCAGAAAAACGAGATCTAGTATCACCCTCAGCTTTTAAGTACCATAGGTAACCATTTTGACCGTCTTCACCAGAAATTTCTACCCAACCAATTTGAGACGCATCAGATCCATTGATTTGATAAAAGTCTTTTAATATAATTGGTTTGTTAGTAAAACTTTTGTGAACAGGCTCGTTAGACGATGTTTGTCCAGCTGTACCTTTTGCAAATTCAGATCCGTATACGAAAACTTTACAAGTACCATCAGAAAGAGAACCTGCTGCAGCGTCAGACATAAGAGCTGCTTTGTAAGGTAAAGCTACAATAGTAGCAGCACCTGCTGTTCTAGTTTTAACGTAACATTGTGTAGTTGCTCCATCACGAGAGCTAGATACTATAATAGTATCACCAACTCTAATACCGTGAGCAGCAGCTCCAGCGTTACCATCTAAATCAGTACCGATAGTAATTTGATTTGCTGATACATCTAGTGTACCGTTGTAACTTAAGTGTAATCTTCCTTGTTCTGACCAGATTACTTGGTCTGAGGACATTGCCTCTTCTGCTCCAACTTGCGATAAGAAACCTGAAACTGTTCTGTTACCGAACACTTCAGCTTCTTTTTCCATCAAGTCAGGCAAGTATTGTTGTGCCCAACCTGCTGTACCAGCTGCTGTAAAGTCAATATAATTATTAACTAACGTCATCTGTGTAGAAGTTGCAACACTGTTTAAATTATCTCCTGCAGTAATTGCCATTTTAAATTTGTTTTAAATTGTTATTTATTTTTGTTTTTAATCTTAAACTTAAACTCAGAAGCATCGCTACCTAACACTTTAAACTTCATACCACCTGCTTCAATTTTTCCATGAGCTTGTCTTGGGTTCATATTAACATTTTTGGCTTTAGCAACACTATCTTTTATAGCGTCAGCTTTTCCTTGTTCATAAAAGTGTTTTGCAACAGCATCTGCATTCATTGCTGTGTATAGAGATTTATGATAACCCTTAGCATCTTTTAAACTTAAATTTTTGTCCAAAAACTTTTTGGTAAAATTATTTAAATCACTCTGGGCTGCTTTAACCTCTTCAGCGTTGTTTACATTAAATCTGTATTTCTTATCACCGACGTTGTATTCAAAACCTTTGAACTTGTCGTTGAAAACATCATTAGTTTTCTTGTTAAAAATATCAGAGTTAGTTTTAGCTGTTTTTTTAGCTGTTTCTGAATCTTTGTTATATCTATTAAAAAAATCTATAGCCTTTTGTTGCTCGTTAGTAAGTTTAGATCCAGCTTTGATTTCTTCATAGTATCTGGACTTTTGCCCGTCCAAGTGGCTTTTAGCGTTGGCAACTTGCTCTTTTAACGCTAATTTTTTTCTTCTTATATCTCTTTCGTCATCCTCTTCTTCGTCAAAAGAAAATTCATCCTCCATGAGAAAATTAATTTCTTCGTTGTTTAAGTGAGGTTTTGTTTGCCTGTAATATTCATAAAGTAATTCTTGATTGTTTAATTTAGAATAATCTTGATTAAGTTTAACATAGTCACTTAAATCTCCACCAGTTTCTTCCATAAAGTCCATTAACTTTTGGATATTTTCCGGTAGTGGTTTTCCGGTAGCCTCGGCTTCTGCTATAGCTTCTTCTATCTGTTCTTCTGCTTCAGCAACTTCTTCTTCTGTAGACTCTTCAGTTATTTCTTCTAATACTGGAGTTTCTTGTGCTTCTGCTTCCGGCTGTACTTCTTCTTGTTTTTCTGTGGTGTTGGCATTTTTAGGCTCTGCAACCACTCCGCTGTCGTCAGCGTTATCTTCTTTAGTTTCATTTTCTTCTTCTGGTTTTGGTGGTTTACTTAAATCTACTTTTATAACACTATCGTCACCAGCAGATTCAAATTTACTTTCATCAACTTTAACCACGTTTTCATCACCTGGATCTTGTTGGTTTTTTTGTGTAGTTTCTTCAACTACTTGTTCGTTTTTTTCTTCCATAATATAATATAATAATAATTAATAATTTTAGCTAGGTTCAAAACTTCCTAAATCAAAGCCGCCTAGTGTATCATTACCTGTAGACTCAAAGTTTTTAGGTGGTTTACCAGTTTGTCTTTGGTCTATAAGCTCTGATTGCTGAGAACTTCTTTTATTTATAAGCTCAGCTTGTTGATTTGATTGTATTTTAGTCCTATCATCTTTTCTATTTTCTTTCTGCGCGTCTCTACCCATGACGGTTTGAACTTCCATTTGTTTTAACTTCATGTTCATTTGAAACTCCATCTGCATTAATTCTTTTTTACTAGCAACTTCTTGCATCATTTTTTGAGTATCTAATTTAGCTTGCTGTTGGGCAAGTTGAATTTTAGACTGCGTTATAGCCTGATTTTTTTGTACATCTGCCTGCGCAGACGCTTGGGCAGCTTCCGCGTTAGACTTGCTTTGCGCTTGGATATTCTCCATTTGCATTTGTCTATCTTTATCTTGTTTCTTTTTTCTACGTATTTTTAAAAGTTGGTTTGCTAGTTTAATATTGCGTGTTTCTCTAAGATCAATAGCATCTTCTAGTTCTATTGTTTGTTGCTGTAACGCCATTTGTATATTGTTCTCAAGAATAGCTTGTTCTTCTTCGTCCGGCATTAGCTCTAAAAATATCCCAAAGTCATACAAATGTAATTCAGACATTTCTTTTAATGTGGCAACATTATGCGCTCCTATAGCTTGAATAAAAGCATCTTTTGTTGGTGAATACTCTATAATGTCAGATATTCTAAGAGACAAACACTCTGCTGTTTCAGCTGTTAAATATAAACCAGCTTGCAATATGTGTCTTGTTGCTGTATTTGAATTTGCCGCTGCTAATTTTTGTACACCAACCAAAGCGTTGGAGTCAGGCGTACTACCATCTCTTGCTTCATTAAGACCTGTTACGTCTCTTATCATTTGCAAGTAATAATTATAGTTACCTATAAGAGCCTGCATTTTATTACCACCAGAACCAGATGTTATTTCTTGAATAGGAACTTTACCTGGATTCATGTCGCCTTCTGACGTAAAGCTTCTTCCTATTACGGAACCAGTTTGAAAGAACATGTTCAAAGCTTCTTGCGGGTTATAATTAGTACCATTACCTAAATCAACTTCAGCTAAACCATCAGCATCAAGGTACACACCGTCTGGAACCATACGAGACATTACTTGTTGTAGTTTTAAATGTGTTAATTGAATCATATCAGCAAAACCTGTAATACGCTTTACTAACGAATCAATTTTACCATCATATATACGAGGCGCTACAATAGCGTAATTCATTTTAACTTTAGTATAATCGCTTTTAGGACGCATCATGTTAGATGCCATCTCCCATTTAAGCAGCTTGTCAGTTCCTAATATTAATGCGCCTTCATATAAACACTCTATAGATCTCAATAATCTACTATACCCACCCTCCATGTTTTCAGGTGGATTAAATGAATCATCTTTAGGTATAATCTTATCAGCTCCAGTTCCGGTTTCTTTCATTTTAAAAACCTCGTTCATGTAGGTTTTATAATTGAAGTACAAAACTTGAATAGTGTTGTTGTCTTCCTTATCGTAATTGTGCGTTGAATTATAGTTAGACCTATTGTAAGATTTATTTTTCATTATATCCTCAAGATCACTTTCTGTTAAATGAGGAAATTGTTTTGCGAGCTCGTTAACAGGTATAGTTTTGACTTCTCCAACATAATATATATCGTCAAAATAAGGTGAGTCTGTGTATGAGTATACTAAATTAGCTGGATCAACGTAATCAATAACAACACCTTCAGAAGTGTTAAAAGAAGTTTTTACAGCACCTATACCTAACACGGTCAAATCGTGATAAAACCTTTTCTTTATTAATTCGTATTTACTACCCTCGAACAAAACGCTTAATGCTTGCTCTTCTGCCAACTCAACAGCCTGCTTGTAACTTAGTTGCATATGAACACCTAACTCTTCTTGATTTTCTGGTAGCTCTGAGAGATCTGTTTCACGCATATTTATACCAAATTTTTGTTGTACTTCTTGGTCAAACTCTTGCATCGCCATATCTCTCATTACACTTTCCATGTATTCGGTTCTTTTATCGACACCATTGGGTGATTGAGAAAAAGCTCTTATATCATAAGTTCTTTGTGCTAAACCATTAACAACAATATCAACAAACTTAGGTATAATTGGAACAGGTTTCCAGTCTAAATTTAAATAGGACAAATCACCGTTTATCGATAACTCATCCTTATACTTTTGTATAGATTGCTCGCCCCTAGCGTACAATCTTAAATTATGAAATTCATTTTGATTAGACTTGTATTTATTGATACTTCTATCATTATTGAACCATTCTGTTGCTATTGCTTTACCTACTTTTAAACCATAATCGTAGCTCAGCTTTTCAGCGTCACTTACGGTTTGACTCGGGAAATAACTTTTAATGCCAGACTCTGCCATATTTATTATTTGATTATTTGTGAATTAGTTCCAGTATTACTATACTTGGAAATATTTATGTTTAATTTAGGTTTTTCAACCTTAGCATTCGGCGCATATAAATGCCTGTTGTTCGCCATAATAGCTAAACCGGAACTTATAGTCGCATCATACTTTGTTCGTTTGTTTATGTCAAATCTACTCCAATCATTTAACAAATCATTGAAGTACAAATCTCCAAACGTTCCATCCTGCTTCATACCAACATGATCTTGAATATACATCTCTACCGCTGCTGCATGAGCTTGTTTTATATCTTCGGAGGAGTTAGGTATGCCACCAACCTCTTTTTCTGCTACAGATAGCTTGTTCCATATCTTATCAGGTCTATTCATACTAAAACCTCTATAACCTCTTCTTCTTAGATAATACAGGAGTCTTGGTTTGTTATTCTCCGCGAGTATCGGCATACCATAAAACACTAGTGCCATTAACACGTCTTCAAAAAATATTTCAGCTGTAGGTGGTCTTGATAGGTATTCTAAAAAAAAGCTATTCGCAGGAGCATCTTCCATACTAAACCTAGTTAAACCGTGTAACGCTCCTTTAGAACCAACTCCATCTACAGTTCCTGATATATCGTAAGAGTCACAACCAAACGCACCCATGTGCTCGTTGCCAGGATATTTTACACCATTTTTTAATACCACCCTATTTTGTAGTTGCTGAGGTGGAACCCAGCTAACCTTAAATCTACCTTTTGGATCTGGGTAGAATATTACTTGTGAATCTTTCACCCCATTTACCCACTGAAAATTACCTGTAGTAATACCTAGAGTACGTGTCATTTCCTCGTTGTAATCTATTTGCTCATATATTTTAACAAGATTAAAAATTGAATTTTTAGTCTCATCTCTAAAAGCGTGTTCCTCTGTTCTGGGGAATTGGCGGTAGAATTCATTTAAAGCATCTTGATCATCTTTTAGACCATCAGCTTCATTCTGCCAATTATCTATTACACCTACATCTATTAGTTCACCGTCTGGTGCAAGTCTGTCGACACTAGGATTATTAAAGACTGGAATTCCATACTCGTCAATAAATCCTTCATAGTTCCATTCCATTGGGATAAAAAGAGAGTATAAGCCAGACTTTGTCTGACCATTTCTATTTCGCTTCGTGACATCTGAGGCATTGTATAATTTTTTAAAGTTTTCTCCACCTTTATCTAAAGCATTTGAAGTTGAGCCCATCATACATTTACCTATAATTCTACTACCTAATCGTAAACATG